AATGATCAACGTAGAAAGTGGTGCAGTTACTATTGCAGGTGTAGCAGATTCTACAAATACAATTTTTAGACTAGTTCGAAATACAGGAGTAGATACTAATACCGGTGATCTAAGATTAGTTGGAGTTAAAATATTCTATACTACTGACGCTGCTAACGACGCATAAGGAGCATAGAGTATGAAAAATATAAACAACTTACATACAACAGGTAAGAATTCAAGAAATATACAATCAAAGAAAACAAAAGGTTTTGGCTATCAAGTCTTAGGATTTGGTGCTGGGGCAGGTGGTTTTGTTGCTATGACAGCTACGGGTGGTACAATCACAGAAGATGGTGATTATAAAATTCACACATTTACAAGTCCAGGGACATTTGAAGTAACAGCAGCAGGTAGTGATGACGAGGCTAATACAGTACAATATTTAATTGTCGCCGGAGGTGGTGGAATGGGATATAGTTATGGTGCAGGTGGCGGCGGAGGTGGTTATCGAGCAGCAGGCTGCGGACCAAGTCCACTTCAAGCACCTTCTATACCGACACCAGTTACTTCTTATCCAAGTGTAGTAGGAGCAGGAGGAGCAGGCCCCGGCACTGTTCTGGCTCCCGGTAGTCAAGGAGGAACTTCATCATCATTTAGTCTATCAGCTGCAGGTGGCGGCGGAGGTGGTGGTGGAAATTTAAGTGGTGGTGGTGGATATGGTCAAGCTGGGGGTTCTGGAGGAGGTACATCTGGGGGATCAGGTTTGATCACTCGTACAGGTGGAGCAGGTAATACACCTCCTGTTAGTCCATCTCAAGGTAATCCCGGTTCACCTTCTGGAGTAGGGCCACCTGCATCAAGAAACCAACTTCAACAAGGAGGTGGAGCTGTTGCTGCGGGTAGTGGAAATTATGGACCGGAGAATGGAGCTCCCAATAGTATTGATGGAACAGATAGATTATATTCTACTGGTGGAGTAACTGATAGTATGGTTTACAGATCAAATAGTGGTTTTGGTAAAGGTGATGCACAAGGTGGAAATGGTGAAGCAGGAATAGTGATTATAAGGTATAGATTGGTGGCTGAATAATATGGCACACTTTGCAAAAATATCAGAAGAAAATGAAGTTTTAAATATAGTTACATTTAATGATTTAAATATGTTAAATTCTGAAGGAATTGAAACTGAATCAGTAGGTCAACAATATTTAGAAAAACATCATAGTTGGCCAGCACATTTATGGATTCAAACTTCCTATAATACATTTTCTAATCAACACCGATCTGGAGATAATTCTAAAGCATTTAGAGGAAACTATGCGGGTATTGGCTATACATGGGATTCAGAAAATCAAATTTTTTGGTTACCTAAACCTTATCCAAGTTGGGTAAAAGATACAACCACTGCTAGATGGCAATCCCCTATTGGAGAAGCCCCAGATTTAACAACTGAACAGACATCACAAAATGAAGCTAAAAGCCATGCGTGGAAATATAAATGGAACGAATCAAATCAAAGTTGGGATTTGACAAATTCATTAGCGTAATATACATTTCTATTTAGAAATGGAGAAGAAAGTACTATCAGAACAAGTTTTATATTACGGAAATATTTCAATGCCAAAAGGTTTTGAAATAGAAGAAAAAACTTTAACCAGTGATATATTAGAATCTAAATTATCTAATACTAAATTTAAATTTTCAAAAACATTTGATAGATTAAATACATACTTGTCTGAACACATAAATGTAAAATATAATATTAATCTAATAAGCAAAGAAACCTATGGAGATATTTATGAACCTGAAAAAATGTCTTTCCCTTTGTCAAATGCTGACCCTGTTGATCTTAGAACCTCTCCAGATTTTACTCTTTTATATGGAGTAAAAGTAAAAGATTGTAGTATTAGAATTTATTATAATGATAACAGACGTAAGGGAAGAAGTTGGGATACAGAACTTCAAAATAATATGTTCATTATGTTTCCATCAACTAATATGTATGTTATCTCAAACAATCAAAAAAATTCATTAAATTTTATACAAACAATAAATTATGAATTTATGTAATCATTTCTGGTATTTTAAATCAGTAATATCCCCAAAATTGTGTGATGACATAATTAAATATGGGTTATCACAATCAGAAATTATGGCTAAAACAGGTGGTTATGATAATAGAAAATTATCTAAAACTGAAATAAAAGATATGAAACGTAAAAGAAATTCAGACCTTGTTTGGTTAAATGAAAACTGGATATATAAAGAACTACATCCTTATATTCATCAAGCAAATAAAAATGCAGGTTGGGATTTTCAATGGGATAAATCAGAGTCTTGTCAGTTTACAAAATATAAACTTAATCAATTTTATGATTGGCATTGTGATTCTTGGGATAAACCTGGTGAAAAAGAAGGTCCAGAGGAGGGTAGAATTAGAAAACTATCTATGACCTGTCAGTTAACTGATGGTTCAGAATATGAAGGTGGAGAATTAGAATTTGATTTTAGAAACTATGCACCCCATATGAGAGAAGAAAATAAACATTTAATAAAAGCAAAAGAGATACTTCCTAAAGGGTCTATCATTGTATTTCCATCATTTTTGTGGCACAGAGTTAAACCTGTAACAAAAGGAACAAGATATTCATTAGTAATGTGGAGTCTTGGATATCCATTTAAATAATATGCAAAAAAAAGAATTTTTTAAAACACCTATCTGGACTGAAAATAAATTAGATTTTTTAAAATCTTTAACTAAAGCTACCGATAAATACATTGCAAAAATTAAAAATCTAAAAGATGTAAAAGAATACATAAAACAATATGGTGATTTTGGAACTAGCTATCATTCAATGCCTTTAATACATGGTAATGATTTTAGAGATTTTAGAGACTATGTTAGTGAAAAAGCTATTGATTTTTTAAATCATCAAAATTTTAATTTATTAGAATACGAATTAATATTAAATGAAATGTGGGTACAAGAGTTTTCTAAAAAAGGGGGTGGCCATAATTCAGCACATGTTCATTACAATCAACACGTATCAGGTTTTTACTTTCTAAAATGTTCTGGAAATACTTCTTATCCTATTTTTCACGAACCAAGAACAGGTGCAAGAGCTACTAAATTAAAAATGAAAGACAATATTAATATAAGTAATGGAGATGACTTAGTACACTATAAACCTACACCAGGTGATTTAGTAATTTTTCCAGGTTATTTAGAACATGAATTTGTAGTAGACCATGGTATCGATCCATTTAGATTTATTCATTTTAATATTCAAGCAATACCAAAGGAGATGGCTAAAGATGTTTAAGAAAGATAAATACGTCATTATAAAACAAGCTATTGATAAAGACTTAGCTTTATTCTTGTACAACTATTTTCATATGAAGAGACAGGTATTAGATACTTGTCGTAATGCAAAATATATATCTCCTTATGAAACATTATTAGGTGAGTATGAGGAAGCGCACAGTCAGATTCCACATACCTATTCAAACTATTCTGATATAGCGATGGAAACTTTAATGTTAAAATGTCAACCTATTATGGAAAAGACTACAGGATTAAAACTATACCCAGCTTATACTTATGCTAGACTTTATAAAAAAGGAGATGTTCTCAAAAGACATAAAGATAGGTTTAGCTGTGAGATATCTACGACGATGAATCTTGGAGGAGATCCTTGGCCTATTTATTTAGACCCCACTGGGGGCAATAATGTTGTTGATGAAAAGAAAAATTTAATTAAACCCAATGCTCCAAAAGGGATAAAAGTAGACCTTAAACAAGGAGATATGCTGGTTTATAGCGGCTGTGAACTAGAGCATTGGCGAGAAAAGTTTAAAGGCAAAGATTGTGTACAGGTTTTCTTACACTACAATAATTGTAAAACTCTTGGTGCTAAAAACAATATGTTTGATACACGACCCCATTTAGGACTTCCAAGTTGGTTTAAAAAAATAAAAATTAATACATGAGAGATATATTCAAAATAAGTATTTATGAAAATATATTAAATATAAATAATCAAGAATTATTAAACTATATTTTAAAGTTAAAAAAAACATCAAAGGGGGTACATAAAAGTAACCCTACCGGTTGGCAATCTTATAATTTAAATTTAACAGAAAATATTTTCTCTGAATTAAATAAAAGAATAAGTGAAAATTTTTTAAAATATATAAATGAAATTCCCTTAAAAAATGATTTTCAAATTGAAAGTATGTGGGCAAATGTTAATGGTTATAAAGATTACAATACAGTTCATGGTCATAGTAATTCAGTAATTTCAGGTGTTTATTATTTAAAAGTTCCTAAAAAATGTGGTAATATTTTTTTTCAACACCCCTATTCACAAATGATTGAAGTTTTTTGGGATAAATGTGTAGAGAAAGATTCTGATTATAATGTCACTTGTGCCAATGCTCACCCATCTGAAGGTAAATTAATTTTATTCCCTAGTTGGCTTCAGCATGGAGTAGAACCAAACTTAAATAAAAAAGAAGGTAGAATATCTATTTCTTTCAATATAAACACTATTTAAATTTATTGAATTCAACCCCAATCTGATATACTACCTAATAAAAGGTTTTTTAATATGCTACAAAAACTAGGTTTCTTACCAGGGTTCAACAAACAAGTCACAGAAACCGGAGCTGAAGGCCAATGGTTTGATGGTGATTATCCCTAAAATCTGCTATAGTTATAAAAAGGATTTTTATGCTTCATAAAATTACATTAAAACCAGGATTAGATAAACAATCATCCGATACAGGGGCCGAAGGAAAATGGGTTAACGCCGATTATGTCCGTTTTAGATACGGTTATCCAGAAAAAATAGGGGGATGGCAACAACTGGTTAGTACTTATCTTGTTGGAGCGGGCCGTGATCAACACACCTGGGTTGATTTAGCAGGTAATAAGTATGCCGCTATCGGTACTAATAAAT